GAGTAAAAACGAAAACATGGTATTAATCCATAATGTGTGTGTATCTATTTATTACTTTTCCCACTCCCCTAAAATATCACTCATAATCTTCATAAAATCCTTGAATGACATGAGTTTTCCTACTCTGTGATATCTTCTTGCTTTCAATACACCAGACTCAAATGACTCTTTCTTAACTTTCTTTTCTGGAAGACCTTTATGTTTGGTAGATGCAAACTTTTTTGCATCCTTCATCTTTATGCTGGAAGCAACTCTGGCAACCTCAGGTGAGGTAGCTTTCTTCTCACCCTCTTTTTGAGCTTTTCTAACCATCCCGAAGAATCTTTGTTGGGATTTTGAGACTGACTTTTCATTTAACACCTCCTCATTCGTAGCACGAGTAGTCATACCTTTACCATGACCATCTTTGATGATGGGCATGACTTCTACGTTGCCAACCTTTTTGTTTTTCAGTTTTTCCTTTCTCTTTTTAGAATCAGTTTTAAATTGATCGTAGGATTTCATTATTTTTTCTTAGACATGGCAATGATTTTGCCGACCTTCTTGCGTCTTGCAAGTAGGTACTTGTCTGACTTATCCTTATCACCATCGTTATCTACGTCACCGTCTTCTTTTCCAACTGGATCTAACTTTTTCTCTGTTACATGCTCTACTGATTCTGCTGCCTTCTTAAATGCATCTTTAGCAGGGTATCCTTTATCGCCAGGTTTTGCAGGAGATTCTCCTCTCTTTCTCTTAGCGTGAATATTGTCATAAAGACCCTTCTTACCTTCCTTTATCTCATCTTCATGTGGTATTGTGTTACCATCTTTGTCTTTCTGATGATGAAACTCATCTTCTTTAACGCAATTAGGAACTGACTTTCCTCCTTTCATCTTAGTTCCCTTTGCCTTGTATCCTTTCCAGCATGTAGAAGCACCAACATTAGCACGAGCTGTCTTCATACTACCTTCAGTAGCAAAATATCTTCTTTTCTCTATAACATAGAGTTCTCCTTCTAGTTCAATTTCTTCACGTTCTAATACTTCGTACTCTTCATTTGCAGGAGCAGTCTCTTTTGCTCCAACTGGAGTTACTTTCTTGACTTCTTTCTTTTTCTTTGTAATATCTTCTATCTCTGCACCGTTAGACTGAGGATCCATGCCATCAAATGGTGCTTCATGGATATCTGGTAATGTAGTATTCTGGAAGCAGTCTCCACCCATCCATTTACCGTAAGATTCCATCAATCCTGATGAAAACTCATCATTATTCTTTATCTTGTTTACTGTTTCTTGCTTCTTCATCGTTAAAAAAGGAGGTTCGTCTCATGTTATTTATAGCTCTAACATTCTTAATCCATTCTCTGAACATTTTTCCTTCTTCAGAGATGATAATTGCATAGTTGCCACCTATTCTATGTATAGTTCCTTTGACTCCTGTTCTTGATGACATCACTAGATCTCCTTCATTAAGAACATGCTCATGTCTTTGTTGTTGTCTTAGAGCTTCCTCTCGTAACTTCTTAAAGTTCTTCATTTGAGACCCATCCCCTTTCTGACATCTAACATAAGATTTAATTTATCTTTCTGTGATAGTGTATCAGGTATTCCCTGATAAAACAACAGCATATTCTTATTTTTTGCTGCTTCTCTCATTTTACTAGCAGACATACCAGTCAAACCATCTGCATCTGGATCTCTCTCACCAGCAGATATCACATCTATACCTCTAAATGTGTAATCTTTTCCATTATATTTTGCAGTAAGTATCTTAAACTGTTGAACTCTGTCAGATCCTACTACTACAGTGGCATACATATAATCTCCTTGATATTTAGAGAGAACATTTATAATTGTCTTCAATGATGTATCATAAACAATCTTGTCACTGTGTTGTGGAAACATCTTTTTCATGTAATCACTCTTAGTTTTAGAATCTAATGGGTTCTTGTCCTTTTTCTGAGTGTGTGATGGGAAAATCAAGTAATCATCATCTCCTGCTACTTCAGCAACTTTGTTGAGTAATTTTTCATGACCTACAGTAGGTGGATTGAATCGTCCAAATGTAAACACTAGTCTATTTTTCATCTCCACTCACCCAATTCTTGGAAACATTGAAGTTTGCCTTAGAAAATTCTAATCTATCAACCAGTTTGATAGCATTGTTTCCCTCATCTATAGCAACATACCCTTCTGGTGCAGTAATCTGGAAACCATCTTCTGTTTTCAAATATGTTCCAAATCTCTCACCCTTTTCAAGTTTACGAATGAATACTTCCTTCGCTCCTTGTAGGACTGTGTATAGTTCCACGGTTCTTTTTAGACCATCTTCGTTACTATCTATGAGATCTAGACCATCATACAGTTTAGATAACTTACTTGCCTTTGCTTTTGGTGTTTTGACTTTATCTGCTGCCTTGTGTACTTCTTCTTGAAAATAATTTTTAAATTCTTTTACAAATTTTTCTGGTAGAGGAAGTCTTTTACCATCACGAACATACTTATTAAAAAATATTTTAAGTCTAGGTCCTATAGTCAGTTGATCTTTGTCTGCTATCTGCTGTGCCACTACATCTAAAAAATTTCCACTGCGTGTCAGTAACAAATTTGTTTTTTGTTTTAGTCTTGATAGAGATGTTTTCTCTGCATTTGTTAATAATGTATCTTTTCCTAGTTGTCCTGTCTCAGAACTAAGAACCAGTACATTTTTTGTCTCTTTTAATTTTGATACATCATATCCAAAGGAAGCATTCAATGTTTCTATAGTAGATCCTCTGTATGTGGTATGAAATACGACACCTATCTTTGCTTTCTTTGCTTTTACATAAAAATCATCACTCTCTGGTATAGCATAAGTTATAGTGTTTGGCTGAAATGTTAATTGTTTCTTACCATCAATAGTTTTTGTTGATGTATCGTCTGTAAATAACAGATCACCTTGTGCTATACCTTTTATTCCTAACTCTGGAAAATATTCTAGTGCTACTTTTAATTTTTCTACAAGACCTGGCGAGTCACCATGATTTTTATCAATGTCTTGTGCTGTAAAATTTATCTTTGGACTCTTGTTAAAAATAGATTTTGTTCCTACAAAAAATTTACCAACAATTGGATGTGTACCACAGAATATAGCAGGAGCACCGTCCCATTTAGTAGTAATTTTAAATGAATTTGATCCTTTACCACTAAAAGTATTTGCAAGTAAATCTAAAAACACAAAGGCATCTTTTGCACCTTGCTTTCCATCAAGCAAAATGCTATCTTCTAGATGTTCTAAGTGTGTATTCTTGCTCATCCACCTACTTTAAGATAGGTACTAGATGACATATATGATTTTACTTTTGCATCTCTAAAAATATAAAATCCTTTAGATGATGCATACAAATACATTGACTTTAATATGTTTTGTTTTATCTCTTGACGTAGAACTTGATTCTTACCAAGTAAAAAACCAACCTCATATGATTGTACCTTGTCTTTTACCCACTTGGCAATTGCTAAATTAGATTGTCTACTTTTCTGCATCTTCTGAATCATCTCTATGACTTTTGATTTTGGATGTTTACCACCAGATAATTTTGTAAGATACTCAGCATATACCGAAGTATTAGCAAGAACTGATGAATCATCTTTGAAATCATTTCCTATAACTTTATAATCAAAAAAGTTTCTGTTTATTGTACTACCAAAACATTTTCTTCTCATTGATTGCAGAACATTAAAATACTTTGTGCCTTTAGATAACCTAGTGATCAAATATGTAACTGGTAGCGTTACTTTTCCATGACTAGCTTGCTTTCCTTGCTGTAATTGTATTTGAATATCTGCCATCTTGCCTGATTCTTCAAATCCTCTAGCATCAAAAAATCCTTCTTGAAAACCTGGTGCATCAAAATATATTAAACATTTTTTTGCTTCTTGTCTCCAATCTATTTTGGTTACCTTAATATCCATGTCAAGAAATGCTTCAAGAGATTTGACTTCTTTGAGATCTACCACTTCTACCTTTGGATTTGTGTCAATAGTTTTCTTCAAAGATATTGGTATAATATTTTTATCTTTAAACTGTTTGTGAATCCATTTATTATACTCATACAAGTCTTTAAAATCATCTATCAATTTTACAGCATTTTTCATCTCAGAATTATCTCCCTGTAGGGATGATTTACCAGATGGTTTGTAAACTTTTCTACCATCATATGATGTTTTCACTGCAATAATATCTGCGGGATTCCACTTATCTTCTGCCATCTGTATGTTTCCATATACTGCAGCAACATCTCTCTTTAGCGGACTCTGTTTTATTTTATTTTTCATGTCAGTATATGTTTTTTTAAATTCTTTATACTGATCTTGTCTGTAAAACTTGTATGTTCCACCAGAAACATATGAATTATATATTTTGTTTGCAATAAACACACTGGATGTTGCCCAATCACCACCAGCATCAGACATG